TTTTCTTCTGCCTCTGCGACCATTGATTTATATTCATCTGGCGTGGGAATTTTACCAAACATTCTTTTTAAAATTACTTTCAGAGTTTCTCCGAACATTGCCAAAAAACTTTCGTTAATTTGACCTTTTTGTGCCGATCTTAAATCTAAGTGGTGTAAATTTAATTTGTCTTCAGAAATAATTCCTTGTCTCATAAAAAGAACCCTCCATCTTCTTGTAGTAAATAGTATTTAAAATGAAAATAAAAAGCCGAGGAGGTCCTCGGCTTCAAAAATATTAATTTTTATTTTTTTATGTTATCATAATCTGCTTTTTCTTGTTCAAATTGTTTTGTAAGTCTTTTTATAAACCAGTTTCTTAATCCAACAGGTAGATTATAGGCTTCAAAAAGACTCCAGCCGCCATGATATTTTAATAAAAAGAATTGCTCATATACATCTTTTATGTATTCTTTACTTAGGCCAAAAAAAGTCCGCTGTAAGCGGGATCTCCAATTTTGTTTCTGAATTGCAGTATGTGCATGCAAAATATTGTGTTAAATCTACGGTAGGATTAATCTTTGCATATGCATTTCTAAGATGTCTTGAATCTTTTGCTGGCATGCTGTCGACAAAATTTGAAACCTGAGCCGGGTCGGCAATTCCATTTACTGCTACAGTAAACATTTTCATTTGGTCTGTCACTGTTGTTTGCTCAAGGTTGTGTTTTTTACGTTGCTGCATAATAAACATAAATTTTTGCTCATCCACACCAGTTAAAAGCCTCACTTCGACTTGTGCTTTGCTATTTGGTAGCGCAATAAGAAATGTTTTATTTTCTGTTGATGAAACGCTTTCAATATCTTCTTCACTATGTTGGACTTTTACTTCTCGTAAATCAAATTCATAATTTGAATAATGATTGCAGAAAGGGCATTGAATCTTTGTTTCATAAAGTGGCCCATAAGCAGATATTCTTGCAGTAATTAGTATTGCATTTTTATCGCCAACCAAAAGGTCTTCTGTTTTAATATTTTTATCAACTATTAAATTTTGGATCAATCTTTCAATTGCAATGCCTTTTTTCAAAAGCGTTTCTGAAGTCAAAATGTCTTCATCTTTAGCGGTCATTTGTCGAATTTCTAAATGTTCTTGACCGCATAAGGAGTGACTTTCTTGATAGTATTGTCCCTTCGAAGGCAATTCAACAAAATCTGTTGGTGTCACGAAGTGTAAAGTTTTTGTTTCTTCTAAGGGCGGGGGGGTTGAATCTACGTTATTTGCTTTGAAACGTTCTTCATTGTTTCTCATTATTACCTCTTGTCATATAAAAATTAAATGCCGGTCCAACTACTCGGGAATCGTTTCGTCGGGCCTAATGTTGTGACGCTCATGCCAGCTTTTGCAGTTTTCAGATATGCCCAGTCATAACGAAGTGTTAAAGTTACTGACATGAGATCATCATTATCGTAACTTAAATCTCCGAACGACACATCTTTAATCCATGGATTCTTAAGCGTCCACGTTTCAATTGGAAATCCATCTTTGTCGATTTGCTTGATTGTCACGCCTTTTAAGGCAGTGACTGCTGAGCTTTTGTTCATGGTTGGCCAACGATCAAATCGTTCATACGGTGGCACGTAGCCTGACGCTTCAATCATACTCATTACAGTGGCTGCAGCATCTGGGCTAGCCGGGTCAACCAACGAAACACTAATTTGATTCCACTCTACGCGGCCTGGGTACCAAAAAGTATGATTAATAAATCTATGGGAGATCTCAGAAACTGAAAATCCTGGTTTAGAAACAGATTTTGCCAACCACCTATGAATGTCATTGATATAGACTTCCCATCTATAAGCCCGTTTAGTTTCAGGTAATTCCGACCAAAAATCTGCCATGTTATATTTCTCCTTAAAAGGCTACCCTTATTAATAAGTAGTATTAATTTTCTTTTTTATCTCGTTTAATCCTCAAAAGAAGCACCAGAGCTTGTGATAATAAAATCAAGTGCAATAAATTCAATAGCTCGTGCTGGCTTCAAGAATATTTTAGCATACATGATGTTTCTATCAACTAATTCTGGAGTGGTTGTAGTTTCATCTAAAATTAATCTATAATCAGTTAAACCAAAGTCTAATTTAACAGAGCTTAATATTCTATCAACTTGAGAGGAAAATCCATTCCATGTTTCTTGAATATTTTGTTCAAATAAGGTTGTTGAAGCAACTCTTGAAATTTCTTTTTTGAGGAAAATCAACAATCTTCTAACATTAACTCTGTCAAGTGCAGAAGGAGTTAATTGCAAAGTTTTTTGTCCAAAGATTACAATTCCTTCTGCTGGGAACGAGGCGATCGGATTAACATTAACATCATAAAGTTTATCTCTTTGCTTTGATGTTAAATGTTGGCGTACACCGACCACTGTTAAACCACCAGCGCCAGTAGAAGTTAATCCACCCCGTGAAAATCCAGCAGGTGCAAACCAAACATTCTTTACAGCTTCGCTGTATGCCATTGCGCCCATTGCGACAACAGAGGGTGGACACCAGAATGCTGTACCTAAGCGCCTATCCTTAACTTGAACCCATGGATAATATGCCGCACCATAACTTGAATCGATTGTGCGATCTTTCATAGAATTCACCGCTAGCGAAACGTCTCCTAGACGTGTTGCATCATTGCTGGTATTTTCTGTATCTGGAACAAAATCGTTTTCAATATCAATAATTGCCAATGCATCTGCACGCTCTTCGCATGTTCTTACAAGGCGTTCTGTGATATTTCTATTAGTGACGCCTGGGATTGTCATTAGATTGCATTCAACTTGTTCAGAGTCTTTAACCAAATCAATTGCTCTGTGGAGGGTGTGATAAGCGTAGCTCTCTTTTTCTCCTTTCGCTGAATTGAAATTATTATCCGGATCCAAAACATCTTCGTTTCTAAACGGCTCTCGTTCTTTAATGTCTAGACCGTCGAACCCACCGTAGAAAACAGTTGTAAATTTGTTGATGCCCGCATCTGAACTAGTTAAGAGGTTATTTGTACCGCTAAGCGCAGTCCAAGATTGACCGGCTTGTCGACTACCACTGGCGTAATAAAAATCTTGAGTTACATTGTCATATTTAATGTCATCCAGCGTAAAGATCCAAGAACGTTCTGCGTTTGGTACGCCAGTTGTAATTGGGCTATCAACAATGTCAAATGTATCTTTTGTTTGGCCGGGTTTTGAGCGAACAACATCTGCAACACTAGCCTCATAACGTATATTTGCAGCTGCTCTTTTTGTGGTATCGGCGCCAAAATATGCCTTCGTATTATCAACTATACCACCATCAGATCCACTTTTTCGAAGAGCCACCGCGGGGTATCTAAAACTTCCAGTAAAGTCAACTGGGCCGACATATACACCTTGAGTAACAAGGGATGCGCTAGCATGTGTGTGTGCGATGTCAAGTGATGCCTCAACAAAAGCGTCGTCCTGTGCAAATTTTCCGGCACTGCCGCTTTTAATGGTAAATCCCTTAAATCGAATTGGACCATAAGAACCAAATGGTATATGCTCACGATTTGGTTCATCTTCGTGCATCACAACTCTCATAAATTTAGAGACATTTTCATAATCACCGTGATATTCCAGGCGTTTATCTGTAGTGTTCCATGTGGTGAATCTCGTGCCGATTCTTCGACCAATATAATTTGGCGAAGAGGCATTCATGCTAAGATTTGAATATTTTTCAATAACTTGTTTATTTTTATCATTATCGAGAATGCCGCGCAATTCAACCGAAAATGTCGGCCAACTTCTATCTGACTTCGCTGGTTTAATATTAGCAATAGAAACTTTTAAATTGTTTTGATTCCATTCTCCCGTATCGAGAGCAATAAATCTAAATAATCTTTTAGCTCTATCTTCTGTTAGGGCATCAAAATCATTTTTAGTTTTTGCAACTACATTTCCAAGATCTTGGGAAACTATCCAACCCGTTTCAGCGTCGATGGATTCTTTCCTTTGCTTGCTATACTCATGGCTTCCAGAAGAAAGTCCTAAAATAACGCCAAAAGCTTTGCCAGCACCAGTCAATGTTAATTTTTCCCCGACGTCTCTTTCAAAAGTCTCTCCAAGCCAATATTTCTTTGTAGTCGAATAAATATCAGAGTTGGTCAACGTGGGATTGGTATTGAATACTTTTCGAATGTACTTGTCCGAAGACGGCTCAAAGTTAAATGTTGTATCAACAATTTTATTTAGAGAAGTATCTTTGATCAGCGCTCTAAATTCGGTAGTTTCTTCAGTGCCCCCTAAGCTGTCAACAAATACACAAGAACCGCTGCCGAGGGCTCCGTCCCTGATAGTACCTGAAAGTTCAATTGTTGCTTCGTTCAAATACCAAACAGCAGCGAGGGTGCCTGTAAGGGCCGCTTGTGCGTTGTCGGTGGCGCCTGTAAAATCTGTTTTACTCATTCCGGCGGTTTCGCTATCTGTAAGAGTAATTTCTGTTTCACCAGCGGTTCCGACTCCCGATTGAAGAATTGTAACCTCCGCGGCTTCGGCGATGGCGGTGAATCTGGCTCCAGCTGGGCCACTCACAGTATTAATGACATTCGCTAGGTTAGTTGCGGTTTGGTTGTTTGAAGTTGCAGATTCCCACGTGCCATTGACCGAACTTTGATCACCATTGGTAAAGTCGTGAGAGGTTAGATCAGTAGCAATCAAGGTCACTTTATCGCCCGTATTAAGTTCGGTGTAGTCCGTAATAGTAACTGTTGCCGTGGCCCCGGTGCCAATCGATCCAGACTCAATAACAAAAAGACCATAAGATCCGCCGGGGCTTCCATCCGTCGTATCTGGATCTATTCGATTTTTTGTGCTCCAACCGGCTTGACCTTTTTCTGCAAGAGAAGAATCGGCTAAAGTGTGTTGTTTGCCCAAAAGTCGAATAAATGTTACGGGGTTGCTATGTCGTAAGTACGCTTGCGCTGCAAAGGCGCCATATGTGGGGCCTGAATAATTGCCATTTCTCCAAACATCATTTGCTTGGCCACCAGGAATTGGATCGCCAAAGATTTCAGTAAATTCAGCATATGAATTAACTGTAACTGGCCTCATTGCTGGTCCGCGCAAAGCGCGCCCAATTATTACCGGACCCATTTTAGTGGGTACCGCCGGTAGTTGCGATTGATCAATTTCATCAATAAAAACACCGGGCGAAACAAACTTAAATTTATTAACAGACATTATCGTTTTCTCCTCTTAAAAACAAGCAACTAACATAGCTTTTTCTTTAATAAATAGTAATGAGAATTTCCAAATTCCTTTATTCTCTATAAAAAGCATTCTTGTCGTTTAATTCCGGAGAGTCACCCATAATTACACGTTCTCGCGGTATTTTAACTTCTACAATGTTTTCTCGAACAATAACTTTTGGAGTTGGTTGGTTTTTATCTTCGCCAATTAAATATCCAAGCACTTTAATATCTATCATTGTTTGATATCGCCTCTCTTCGTTTGCCATCATTCTAATATTACTGTCTACCGCATCCGGAGAAAACGGAGGTTCAATAAAGCCTTCATAAAAATGATCGTGGTCTGTCATAACAAAATGATTAATACCACCGGTTCTGGTGATAAAAGGCGTAACTAGTTCATTCATTTGTTGTTGATATTCTGTTCTCAGCGTAACACTATAATTTATATCAACATAAACTGGCATTGGAATTATGTAACTTTTATAAACAATTTTTTTATTTTCTCTCGGAAAATTAAGTTGTTTTTTCTTACGAAGCGCATCTGCACGTGCAAAATTTGCAGTTTTGTCTTGATTCATGGCTCGTTTTATTATAATGGAGCCATTTCTGTAATCGTTAGTAGGTGACACATTACCCCAATAAGCTCCTTTTCTAGTAGGATCTTTAACAACTGATGTTCTATCAACTGTGATAAGCGGAAGAATTAATGTGCCTGAATCATCATGTAGTTCTTTTTCATTTTTTATTTGATAAGATCTCTCCGCTGAAGTCCATATGACCGGTGTTTTCTTCCACCCTTCGTTTGTGGTGGAAAAAACATTCATTTTTTCATCGATAAAGCGAAAAAATGCTTGGTCTATTGTCTCCAAAGTAGACGGAACTATGGGAAATTCTTCACGCGCCATCGAAAAGTCCTTTGCGAGCTTTTACACAGGTCGCTTCAATTTCTATTTTATGGTCAGCTTGTCCAAAAAGCTGTCTTGGTTCGTTTAAAGCAACTATTTCAAAAAAATCTGCGCCATAGTAAACAAAATCTCCTTCTCTCACAAAAAGATCTTGGTCCTCTGTTAATCTTCGTTTGTGAAAATGCACAACGATCGAAGGCCTCCTATCAATTCCTAAATGTGTTGTTTCTGTCTCGTGACCGGCCCACATAATTAATGCATAAACGCGAACCGGTGGCAAAAACGTTTTTCTTATAGCCTCTCCATATAAAGAGTGAAAATTAGTGTGTTGCATATCTATTGGATAATATAAAACCTGTTGTCCAATGACTCTTTCAATAAGTTCGTCATTAACTTGTTTGACAAGATCGCGCTCCTTTTTTCCAAGAAATAATGGAGGCGGCGGTTGTGCTGGTTGTTCCCATTTATCAGACATATTTCATATCATCCCATAACAATTGGTACCGGATACGGCATGCCCTGTTGTACTTTGGTTACGCTGTCGACAATTGCAGCATCTTTTTCTGCTAATTTAGCATAGGTTAACTCATCAAGCGTTGTTTTTAATTCTTCTCGAAGCTTTTCTTGTTCTTGTTGCCCCTCAGTTATTAAAGCGGTGCCATTCAGATTAACGCTTTCGCCTGGAATTGGAATGGAGCCAAATTTGCTTCTAACTTGGCCCAACATTTCTTTGCATAAAGACAAAGCAAATCTTCTAATCCACTGTTTGCCTATGGCATTAATATTTTCATATGGAAGATTTTCAAATGGCAAAGTATTCATATTATTAACGCCATCTACTCCGCTTTGTTTCTCAGAATTTAAATCCCAAACATCATCACGAACATAAAATTCTACATGCATTTTATCTGGTAGGTTGTTTGTATTGTTTGGAAATATTCTTAGTCTATTATTTTTAAGTTCATAGGACCAATGTGAATTTCGTGTATAAATCGCATCTTCAAATGCCATGGCTTGAAGTTTATTTTGCCAGGCAGGAATTATTTCAAATGTTGAATCATCTGCAAACTGGCCGTAACTAGCTAAGTCTCCAACCGTATTTAAGCCACCATAGTAACCATAAAATCTCCACATTGCTTGTGGAGTTTTATAATAAACCTTTGTAATGAAAACCCTTTTTTTGCCTACTTTGCCAAAAAACGCTGAAGTGGAGTCTCCCGAAGAAGTTGCTTCGATGAGGGCTTGTAAATCATAATCTTGTTGACCAACTATTGTATCGAAAGAAGCTGAATATATTCTTGTGTCTCCGCCAAAGCCAGCTTCTGTGGCCACTCCATCACTGATCCTTTCGCCATAGGAAAATCTCCATTTTGGATATCTAAGATTTACATGGGTTCCCGACAAACTTGAAGAAAGTGGGCCGCTTTTCAAAGCGCCATCATGATCAAAAGTACCCGTTGTTGCCCCCAAGGCGCTTCCAAGCATATTTTTGGCTTGATGGATATTAAGAATATAAGAATATTCTAATGTTGCTTCTTCGTAGGCTGTAAAAACTTGATTTTTAGTTATTTCAAGATCTAAGACATCTCCGCCTAGCTTTTTATAGACATATGCAACTTGATCTGCGGCTCCAGTGCAAAAATATTGCGAAAACGTTGCAGAAGTTGTATCTGAATATAATTGAAAAGGTATAGATGTATTATTCTGTACATCGCTGCCAATGCTTCCTGTTGTGAGCGTTATAGCGCTTGTTTCGCTTGAAGGTTTTAAAGTAGGCACGGCCATTCATTTAGATCTCCTTGCTATAATTAGTTGGCCGTATCCTAAAAAATCTAATTTAGTCTTTCTTTGGAGATTTTCTTTTTCTTGTAGTTTTCTTTTTAGAATCTGGCGTTTTTTTTCGGGGTGAAATTTTGCGAGATCGTTTTTTTGGCTTTGGCTCAGCTGTGGCAGATTCGTCAATCTCTTTTACTATAACTT